TTAATTGCCGTGTGTAAAATTGACGCTTCTGTTGAAGAATGTTGTAGTTATGCAGGTATTTCCAATGACCAATATAAATATTTTTACGAGAAGCATCCTTACTTTTCCACTATAAAAGAGCTTTGTAATCAGTTACCAAATATTAAAGCCCGTCAAACCGCTGTTACAAAGCTTGGTGAAAGCTACCAAAATGCTATGGACTATCTCAAGAGAAAAAAGAAGTTGGAGTTTGGGGATTCTGCTGATATTACAAGTGGTCACGAACCAATAAACTTTGGATGGTTAAAGAAATAATAATTCCATATAGTCCTCGTGATTATTTTATTCCTTTTCACGAATCTAAAAAACGTTGGGCAGTAATTGTCGCTCACAGGCGTTCAGGTAAATCAACTGCTTGTTTCAATCATTTACAAAGAGATGCTTTGACTGTAAAGGAATCGCGCTATGCTTTTATTCTCCCGACATATAAACAAGCCAAGAATGTGATTTGGGATTTAGCAAAGTTTTATTCTAACGTAATTCCTAATGTTGAATACAATGAAGCGGAACTCACTATCAAATATCCCAACGGTAGCCGTATTACATTATACGGCGCGGATAATCCAGACTCCCTCCGTGGTATCGGACTTTGGGGTGTGGTCTTTGATGAATACAGCCAACAACCTTCCAATATCTTTTCTGAAATTATTAGACCAGCCCTTGCCGACCACACGGGTTACGCCATCTGGATTGGGACGCCAAAAGGTAAAAACTCGTTCTGGAAAATTTTCCAGGGTTATGACGAAGAAGGTAACAAAATAGAGAACTTTGACAAAGATTGGTATGTTTCGCACTTAACTGTAAGTGATACCAAAATAATTTCAGACGCTGAACTGGTCGACGCAAGGCAGACAATGACTGCTGACGAGTATGAGCAAGAGTTTATGTGTTCTTTTGAAGCGGCGATTAAGGGTGCTTATTACTCAAAGGAAATGCTAAAAGCTCGCCAAGACAAGCGAATTACAAATGTTCCTTATGATAAAGCATTACCGATTGACACTTGGTGGGATTTGGGAATCGGGGACGCGACAGCAATTTTGTTTATGCAAAATGATGGAGTTAATTGGAGATTGATTGATTCATATCAAGCCACAGGTGAAGGACTTTCCCATTATGTAACTGTTTTACAAGAGCGAGCCGGTATCATTACGCACCCCACGATATTGAAGTGAGAGAATTAGGAAGTGGAAAATCAAGAATTGAATTTGCTTCCGAACTTGGAATTAAGTTCTTGGTTGCGCCAAATTTAAGTATTGAGGACGGAATAAACGCCGCAAGATTAAGGTTTAGCACTCTGTGGATTGATGAGGAAAATAACCAAGAATTTATACACTGCATTTTACTTTATCGTAAGGAATGGGACGACAAGAAGGGAGAGTTTAGGAGTAAACCTTTGCACGATTTTACTTCACACTTTGCTGATGCTTTAAGATATTGGGCGGTAACAAAGTTAAAAAGTGGTGATGGTGTTTCAGTATTTATTCCTCAATGGAAAGGATATAATAAGAACTAATGGTAAAACCTAAAATCAAACCAATCGGAGAAGCACCCAATCTCCAAATACTTAAGGACACTTTTGGAGTTTCTGAAACTGACACAATAATTAGTTATGGCGATGCCGTTTATTGCCCTGCAGATGGAATGTCCAGTGATTTACTTGTCCACGAATTAAAACATTGTGAACGACAAGGGTGGACAGAAAACTCCGCTCGCCGGTGGTGGGAGAGATATATGGAATCCAAAGACTTTAGATTGGAGGAGGAGCGAATTGCTTATCAAGCGCAATACAATTTCTGCAAAACAGTTTATAGTGATAGAAATAAGTTAAACGCAATTCGTATTGCTTTGGCAAAAGAACTTGCTTCTCCCCGTTATGGCAATCTTGTAACACAAAGTGAAGCGTTAGAACTAATACAAAAATAATGCTTGACTTTTGTTTTTATGGTATAATGGTTTAGTTAGTTACAATTCAATATCAAAAAGTGCTGTCCGGCGAAACACTTAAAACTTTGTCGGTAAAATAAACAACTTCATTTTAGGAATTAGTGCGAAAGCTGGGAAAACAAGTTTAGCGTTTCTTGCCCAGCCATCTGACTAATTCCGAATCTGATTAAGAAGCGGTATCCTAATTAGGTAAACGAGCTTCAAAGATATTGTTACAGATTGTTGCCAGCGTTCTGGCAGGCAAATTACTTCTTTCAGAGGTAAAAAACGCTTGCTTGTCAGAACGTTGATAAGAATTTATAACAACAAAAAATAAAAACATTTTCGTGATAAGCGACTATCTTGACAAAAAGTCTATCTCTCTCTACCAACCTTCCGGCCCAGAGCAGGAGTTAATTAAATATGCTCAAGAGAATTATGAGATTGGAAACCAAGTTCTAACGCAAGCTTATCCCGAACTTAATAATCGCTCCCTAAAAGACGATGAGCAAAACGGTAAGAAGATTTGGAATGCTTATGTGGATGAATCTTCAACCGACCCCAAAGAAGCGTGGAAATGGAAAGGCACGCGCTCTGAAGCCCGCAAACGTGGTGTCGCAATGCACGCTCAACTTACTGCGGGTTTTCTTTATGCCGGAATCTCCGCACAGGATGATGATAACAAAGAGGATAGAGCGGCTGGAGACTTTATGCGAGGACTTGTGGAGTGGTTGGCGGAGAACTCTGATTACGGTTCTTCGTTTATTCAAGTATCAATGGCAATGATGATGAACCCCGTTACATATCTCGGCGCAGAATGGGCGGAAGTAATGCAGAATATTAAGGAAAAGACTGAAAAGGGTTACAGAACGAAAGAGGTGTTGGACGAAGAGCTTTCCGGCTTTCGCGCCCCTGTTTATGGTGCAACCGATGTGATGATAACCAATGCCTATTTATCTCCTTTCAATTTTCAAAGACAGAATTGCATTATTAAAAACAAATATCTTGACTATTCGGATGCCAAAAAGAAATATGGCAAACATCCTAACTGGGACTATGTGCAAAAAGGCAACACTGCAGTATTCAATGGCGAAGACGGTTTATTCTACGATGTATTTGATTCCGAAAATCCCAATTATGTAAAAGAAACTATATTTAGTTGGCGTGCAGATGACACGGAGATTCCGTATCTCGGAGGAGTGTATATGGGTTCGGAGAATACTGAGTGGAATCCTGTTAAACACAGGGACTTAAAGAATCAACCAAAATACAATATCGTTCCATTTGGCTATTCTTTAATCTCCGAACACTTTGCTTTCTATAAATCTCTAATGAATACGCTTCAATGGGAAGATTCTTTCTATGATGAGTTCTCAAGAAATGTGTTGAACAGGGAAATAATTGATTTGTTGCCTCCTACAGTTTCAACGGGTGATGAGGATAATGCCGTAAACACTTCGGTAATCTTCCCCGGCGCGCATATAAGCGCAAAGAGCAAAGATTTTGATGTTCGCGCCATTCTTCCTCCTAAAACTGGCAACGCTTACGCCGCGCTTTCTGAAATTAAGAAATCAATTGAAGACTCGTCAATTTCCGATACTCAATCTGGACAGTTGCCTGAAGCGTCTCAAAAAGCTACGGCAATCGTGCAGTCTACGCAATCCAGCAGAACTATAATCAAAGGCACTGGGAAAGTATTGGGACAGTCAATTACTGCTTATACTCGTTTGATGGTTGATATTGCTGTTCGCAATCTTTCTATTCCGCAAATAACTGAAATTACAGGTGGTGGAATGAAAGAAAAGTATCGCCAGTTTGTTTTGCCTAATCGTATGACTAAAGGTAAAAGAATGGGGAAGGTGTTGAGATTCCAAGAAGGTTTTGTGGGAACTGAAATGACTGATAAGGAGAAGGACAATTACGCTTTGAAACTAGCCGAAGAATCAGGTTACCCCGAACAGAAGTCGGATATTATTGAAATGAATCCCGAAATGGCCGCACGAATGAAATATCTTATTTCTTTTGACCCTGAAGAAATGTTCATTCAAAACCAACAGCAAATGCAGATTATGTTGCAGAATATGTATGGACAACTTAGAGCTGATCCATTGATTGACGCTGAAGCATTCCTTCGTGAGTATATGTATGCTTTCTTTAGAAGTAAGGGTGATGACTTTGTCCTTAAAACTCCTCCTATGCAAAATCCTGCAATACAAGGGGCTAATCCCGCTTTGCCTGCTAAAATGCCTTCGCCTGTTGCCACACCACTAGGAGTTTAGGTATAATTGGTCGTAATTATTAGACAACTATTAAACAAAAAACAATGGACGCAGAAATTAAATCATTTACAGATAAAGTGCTAGCCGATACGGGATTTTTTATGGTCAATCCGGTTAAGGTTACTCGTGCTGTTTTTGGACTTGATACATCAAGCGGTAAAGTTGGCGGTGTCGGCGAGAATGCGGATTCCAAAACTATTCTTGCTGAATACGACAAGCTTGGTGGTTACATCACAAAAAATGCTTACAAAGTAAAACCTCGGACTTTCTTTGATATTAAGGCCGCAAGACGCAATCAATTGGTTGTGATTGAAAAACCCGTTATCACTTTGCTTATTAAAGTAAATGGAGTTGTTGTAGAACAAGTTGAAGGTGAACCTGAAACTTTGGAAGTTCAAATCGCAAAGAAGCAAATCACAGAAGAGGTAAAAGAAAAAAAGGTCAAGAAAGGTAAAAAAGTAAAAGATGAAGAATAGTCTCGCAAAACTTGCCTTGTGGTGTCTGCTCAAAGCAGATGAGAATACCAAGAAGATAATTCTGCAAGAGGCGATTAAGAAGTTATTTTGCACGATTGACGCTGACGATGTTCTCAAAGAAAATCTTGACGGCACTATAAACTTTGACGGCAAAATACTTGATTCGTCTTTTCGCAAGGAATTAAGGACTCAAGCCGAAACGATTGATAAGATGTTTTTGTGGAAGATTCTACGCAAGGATATTGAGTATCAGCTCCGTAGGAAAATGTTTGAGGAAGCCAGAGTTGATGGAGATATGGTTTGGGGACAACTTACAACTTGGCTCTACGATGTTATGAAAACAAGGATTGATAGATTTAGAAAGTAATTATTAGTTAATTGTAAATCTATGGCCGAAGAAGAAAAGGCGGTGGAAGAAACAACAGAGGATACAACTCCGACTGTTGAGTAATTTGTAAATTTATTAACGCAGTGGGCAAGCACTGGTTGGGCGACTGGATTGGTTGCCTCTTGACTTGCCTCAGGAGACAACCTATTAAGCCGCTCAATGCGGTTTTTTGTCGCTTGGAGTAATTCCAAGTAGTTACAAGGTCTAAACTTGATGGCTTTTGATAGAGCCTTAAATCTATGGAAATAGAAAAAAAGGTAGAGGAATCTACCGAAGAAACCAAAGTGGAGGGTGAAACCGAAACAGAGGAAAGTTCTTCACAAAACGATACGGAATTAGATGAAGCTATTAAGGAGGAAAAGACCAAAGCTAAAGCTGAGGAACGCTTTGAGGAAAAAAAGAGGGAGCAAGCCGAAGAAGATGATTCTGAGGAAAAACCTCTTACTCGTAAGGAAATGGCTAAACTGCTTGCTGACCGTGATAGCCAAACACGGAAGGAACTTCTTGAGGAAAAAGCTATTGACTATGCAAAGTCATTAACTGAATCTCCGAAAGAAGCAGAGTTAATCCTCGCTGTCTGGAGAAACCCCAATAGACGATTTGCTGGGGGATTGAAAGAACAGTTAGAGGAAGCTCAAGCAATTGCTACTTCAAAGAGACTTAAAGCTAAAAACGAAGAATTGAAACGCGCTCTTTTAAGCAAAGATTCTACTCTCACAACAGGTGAGAATGGCCAAAAGAAGCCTGAAACTACTATTCCTAAATTGAACTCAGTGGATAAAACTGTTGTTCAGGGAATGGTTTGGGACAATTCTAAACAGGCCTACAGAAAAACTATTGCAGGAGGACGCAAACTATTCTTTGTTTCAAAAGACTTACGCAAGCGTTGGACTGAAGACGCTCCAAAGAAATAGTATCTAAAACAGTATCGTTACTTATTAGTAACATACTGACAATGAGTTCAACAAGAATTGATATTTCAGTAATTGGTTCATCGGTTGTTCAAAAACATCGTGTCGCCGCAAGCGCTACGAGATTTTATGTTGGAGAGCCGATTAACTTTGCTGGAACATATACGTCCGGTGTAGCGAGCGTCAATACTGTCGTGGTTCTTACTGATGGAAAGCCGGTAATCGGAACCGATTCCTTTGTGGGTGTAGCTTCACAGGACGCGCCTGTAGGCACTGACACCACCGTTGATGCGGATTGGGTAGATGTGATTGAGGTTATCCCGAACTTTACTCGTATGCGTTCAAAGGCGAAAACCACAGCCAACTGTGATTCGCTTTCTGAACTCGTTGCGTTGCTTTGGGATTTGGTATTGTTTGATTTGACGTCAACTGTTTATACGATTGATGAAACTGCGGCGGCCGATACTTCGGGACTTACGATAAAAGGTGGAATCTATGAACAGGGAATGATTGATGTAACGGTAGATCCTAGAGCGATGCGTGCAGATATTAGCTAATCCTCAATAATATGAGTTCAAATACAATAGATATTGATGTGATTGGCGTATCAGCAGTTGCGCGACATCGGGTTGCGGCTTCGGCCACAAGATTTTATCCGGGCGAGCCGGTAAACCTTGCGGCTATGACCTATGCTTCTGGTGCTTCCGATGTGAACACAATCACACAAGCGGCTGATGCAACTCCTGTGATTATTGCCGATTCTGACGGTGATGATGCTCAATTCGTGGGTATTGCCGCACAAAGAGCAGAAGTTAATAACGCAGGAACTGTAATAGCCAGTTATGCGGATGTTACAGAGATAATCCCCGAATTTACTCGTCTTCGCGGTAAGGGAACCACTTTTGCAAGTGTAGATACGCTTTCAGAATTGATTGCTTATCTTTGGGATTACACTCTTTGGAATTTAGCGTCAGGGCTTTTCACTATTGATACTTCAACTGACCCTGTTGATACTTCGGGACTTAGAATCCGAGGTGGAGATTATGAAAGGGGTTTGCTTGATGTAACTGTAGATGCAGCTATGAGAGTAGATATTACTTAAATTTATTAGTTTAACAAATTACTTAAATGGGATTATTAACTGGCGGATTTACAGCAAATTTGTCTCCCGATGCTTGCCAAACATCAATTGATGAAGCGTTGTATGAAGCCGTAGAACGACCTCTTTCCCCGTCTTATGTAGGCGTAGACAGTCCGATATTTTTCCGAACATCGCCGATTGACACGATTGCCTATATCTATGACGAGGATTCAAATGTCGGTGGCTTCTTGGAGACTTCAGAACAGGAGGAAATTAAGTCTGAAAATACTTTTATCGGCAACCAAAAGACCGTCCGCGTCAAAAAGTGGATGAAGTCTATTCCGGTTTCCGTAGAAGCG